CGCCAGAGGTCGCTCAAAACGACCTCTTTTTTTATGGCGAAATAAGTCTTGGATTCTCTGTTTTTTTAAGTTTTTTGCTAATAAACTGTTTTGATGGTTTATATTCCATTATCTCTGCAAAGTCATCTAAGAATAAATCTAGATACCCTGATTTTAAAATATTGATATCTCTTTTCGCATCATTCAAATTTGTTTCATTTTCTAGGAAGGTAAATGACGTAATTTTTGACTCTGTTCTTAAAACGCCATTGTCTAAAAAACTGATTGAATAATCAGATGGAACTTTAAGACCTTTTGGATGAATTAATTTACCAGTTGAATCTCTTAAAATATCAGTTTCATAATGATGAATATTTGATAGTTCCTCTGATGTATATTTTGCGTTGAGATAAGTTAAAAAATCCTGATTACCCATTGGCCACTCATCTCTCACATGTACGATATTATTTGTTGTCAATATTACCCAGTCAAGTCCAGAATCTTTGTAAAATCTGTTTGCAACCTGATCTGGCCTCTCATCACCAATGACAGAATATTTTGTGAATGCTGTAACTTCATCAAAAACATCATCACGCAACACAGCCCTCTTAAATATGTTTTTTACAATATGGTAGTCATATGCAGAGTTTCGATCATTCCTTAAGGATGGATAATCTAGATCTGGTAGTTGTCTGAAATAACTATTTGGTGATCCTTTATATTGTGATGTTGAGTTTGTATATGCCATATTAGTAACCTACACTGCTAGTTGGAGATAGTGCTTGATCATTATAGTAAATTGGTCTCAGTTCAACAAAGTTTAAATCCATTGTAATTTCAACTGGTTGTGAATCTTGATATGCAGACCAATATGAGTTTGGAGCATAATCTGTATTTATTGAAGTTAACGCAAGACCGCCTGGACTAAATCTATTTACAGTATCTAAAATGCCATCTTCACCTTTTCCTCTTTTATATTCCAGTGAAAATACATCTGGACTTTTTAAGTATGTGGAACTTCTAAATTTTGGTGACATACCTAATTTTAAAAATCTAATTATATTTCTTATCATTTCACCTTCTTTTTGACTTCTAGCTATCATTCGATATTTAAAGGTAAAATCCCTTAAAGCAGGGCCTTGAAATAACATCTCTGCGTTTGGATTTAAAACACGACCACCACTTCTTGCTAAGTATGTGTCTACATCTAAATCTGTACCAAAAGCAAATCCAGCGATTTTAGATATTGTTTGAGCATATAATGCACTTCCAAATTGTTTAGCAGAACTACCATCTGGATTTATGCCTCTACCTTCTTCAATTTGTTTTTTTATCGCCTTGTCATTTTCTGCCTCTTCTCTACTTTTTCCAGCGAGTCTTCCACCACCAGTTAACTTATCAGTTAGACCTACAGCAGCAAGACCTGATATCGTTAATTCACTCTTACCCCATTCTACACCATTTACGTCTGTAACTTTTGGCATTGGTAATAATACACTTCCTAATGGAATACTACCGACTACACTATCACCTGCAACGTTTACTTTTTCGCCACCTTTTTTAATTTCAGTTCCACCTGGCTTACTTGCGTTTACATCTCTTCTTTGATAGTTAAACTTTCTGATTTTAAAATGATCTTGACTAGTATTAAGATCAATAGGGTATGAAAATATCTCAGTGCTACCTTTTCTGGGTGTTGCATATTCTTGACCACCTGTGTTTGATGATGCAAGACTCCCACCATTTTCTTCTTCTATATAACCCTGATTAGTATTACTCTTACTATTTTTTGTGTATTCAGCATTGAGTTCTGTTGATGTAGCTTGAACTGCTCTTTGACCTTCATCATGTTTTAAATATGAATCTTGAGTTCCTTTGAATTTATTAACATTATATGCTCTTGTACCACTTTCAGAATTTGCTAAATCAGAGAAAACACTAGTATTGGGATTTACTGGTGTGAATGTTTTGCTCCTTCCTGTAGAGGCTTGAGAGATAGAATTAATTTTTCCACTATTATCAAAACCAAAAGCATATCGCTTTCCGTCAACAGTATATAATTTACTTTTTTTGCTTGCCATTAGTTTTTGTTGTAAACTCGATCTCTTGGAATTGGTATTCCTCTCATATCAACGAATCTTTCAGTGGGTAGTTGTGCTACATCCGACCATTCCGTATTTGGAATACGATATGGTGTTCCTCTCACGCCAGTATAAACATATTTATGTAGAGTTCTGCGAGGAACTGCAACTGCACCCTGAGCAGAGTTATTTAGTAAGCTTGTTGCAAGTTCATCTCTTTGAGTCAAAGGAACATAGTGAATATTGCAACCTAGAAACCCACCTTTCTGATATTCAATCACATATGATAGTGGATACATGTCATAATATGGTTGTTTTGTCTGTGCTGAGTATGTGAAAAAATATAATTGGCCAGGAGCAAATCCAGCTGTATCCGCAGCATCATCATCAAAGTTTGTTGATCCAAGTTCTTCAAGTAATTGACTCCGAAAGAAGTCCTCAGTAACTTGACCAGTAACTTTGTCCATTATGTTTTGAAGAATGCTCATCTGATTCCTAATTCTTTCTCAGTCATAATTTTAAACTCTAATTTACGATCATCACAAAACTCTCTTGCTGCCTTCCACTTTGCTTGATTCTTAACGTAGGTCATTGATTCATTTATCAAGGTTTTTCTTGACTTACCTTTTGTCACCTTTGGTTCAAGAGTCTCTCTTAATGGTTTCACTTCAATCACCGATCTGCGAATATTATTATCCTTGTCCTTATATTTAATAAAGAAATCAGGAAAATATCTACGAACACGATTAGTGGTTGGATCTTTATAAGGTATCCAAAATTCTTCAGATGCCCATTCAAGCACATTCTCGTTCAAATCACAGTAATTCATGAATTTTCGCTCCCAAAGAGACCTATAAATAATATTACGATGATCACCCTTATACTTTTTAGGGTTAGAAGGTCTATATATCCCTTTATAGCTCATATATAATAATAACAACTTAAACTTATTTATCGTGTCATTTCCAAAAAGAAATCAAATATTTCAAGATAGTGTTGATAAAATTAGAGATAGTGTTGCAAGACCATCGCTTGATGTCTTTTATCAGGTTCATTTTTCATTTGGAGGAGATTGGTTATCAACTTTAAGTAATCTTGGACAAGGATCAGCCAGAACTCAAGGAAAGGGTTTTCAAGAGAAAATGTCTTTGTTATGCACACAAGCTGAACTTCCAGGCACAAGTTATGTAACCTCAAGTGCGATTGGACATCGCCAAGGTATTCAAGAAGAGTTTCCAAATCTTAGAAACTTTCCCCCATTAAATCTAGTTTTTTATTGTGATGCAGATCATGTGATCCTAGAGGTATTAGAATCTTGGATGTCGTATATAAACCCGATTCACGATTCTGGTGTAAGAGAAAGTTCTGCATTTACTCGTTTTAATTATCCAGAAGAATATAAAGAAACGATTCATATTTCAAAATTTGAAAGAGATACCTTTATAGAAGAGTCAAGAAATACCAGTTATCAGTCTGATATCACAATGTATGAATTTGTCAATATCTGGCCTACTGATTTAACATCAATGAGAGTTGCCTATGGTGACTCAAATGTGTTAAGATGTAGCATACAGTTTGCTTATGATAGATTTTTTACTACCTTTAACAACAATGATATTCAAAAAACAGTTGTTAATACTTCAGTAGGTATTGTCAATTCAAGGGATATCACGAGTAGTTCTACTATAGAGACCTCTTCACCTAACACAGTGACAACAACAAAACCTCAATATCAAATTAATAGGGAAAAAAATAGAGGATCTGGATTCAAAAATAGAGGTAATAGAAATGTCTATAAAAATCCAAATCCAAGCAACAATAGAAGAGGTAGCGCATTCAACCGCTAAATAAAAAACTGAATCGATCATTATGCCATTACCAACCATTGAAACTCCAACCTATGAGTTGAAGTTACCTTCATCAAATAAAAAAATAAAGTATAGACCTTTTCTTGTCAAGGAAGAAAAGATTTTAATTATCGCTCTTGAATCCAAGAATCAAAACGAAATTACAAATGCTGTAACAGATGTTTTGAAAAAATGCATTCTAACAAAGGGAGTTGATGTTGATACCTTACCTACATTTGATATTGAATATCTATTTTTAAATATTCGATCAAAGTCAATTGGAGAGGATATTAAATTAACTGTGACTTGTCCTGATGATAATACAACAAAAGTTCCAGTCACAATATATGTGGATGAAATTAAAGTTGTTAAACCCAGAGGACATAAGACTGATGTTGTCTTAGATGATAACATGACACTTCGCATGAAGTATCCATCATTATCTCAGTTTATCTCAAATAACTTTGATACAGAAGATGAAGCAGAGGCAATGGTTGATAAAACCTTTAATGTCGTTGCTGATTGTATGGATACAATCTACACTGGTGAAGATGCATGGGAAGCAAAAGATTATACTCCAGCTGAGAGGATAGATTTTGTAAACCAATTGAATTCAAAACAATATAAAGAGATTGAAAAGTTTTTTTCAACAATGCCTAAATTATCTCATACAATTGAAGTGGTAAATCCAAATACGAAAAAGAAAAGTAATGTCGTTTTGGAGGGTCTAGCCGATTTTTTCGCCTAAGTATTGCAAGAGAGGATCTTGAATCCTATTACCGTATCAATTTTGCTCTCATGCAATACCATAAATATAGCTTGACGGAACTTGAAAATATGATGCCTTGGGAAAGAGACATTTATGTGGCTCTTCTTAAGAATTATATTGAAGAGCAAAATCTGAAGAATCAACAACAACAAGGTGTCCAAAGATATGGATGAAGAAGAATTAGAAAAACCTAGTTCAAAGATAAATTTAGGTAGTTTTTTTGAGAGAATTGATTCTGTCGAAAAGGTGGCTGATAATGCCTTGACAAAATCAAACGTAAATTTTAGTGTTATCAATAATCAGAAATTACTCATCAATAGTATCAATGTCTCAATCGAGGCAATGGAAACAAAAATTAGAGATATTGCAAATTATATAATCGTAGAGAAGAAAGTTGAAAAGGATGCAGAACAAGATAGACTTTTAGAACAGGAAGATAAAGAACAGAAAAAATCAATGCTTGAGAGAGCTCTTGCTGTTGGTGAAAGAGGCCCGAAAGGTGATCCAGGCAAACCAGCCGAACAACAACAGGGTGGTGGTGGAAGTTTTCTTGGTGGTCTTTTAAAAGGATTAGCGACACTAGGAATCAGTGCGTTTGCACTCAAGTATATTGGGCCAGTTCTTCTACCAAAATTACTACTTCTTGCGAAGACAAAACTGATACCCATAATTGGAACCGCATTAAAAGGTGGTTTTGTAAAACTTGCAGCACTTCTTGGTAAAGTCATTACTGGTCTAGTTGCTAAAATTCCTTTCATTGGAAAGGCTCTGGCTGGGTCTGCACTCTTTACTGGAGTTGGTGCAGCTATAATAGGTATAGGTAACTTTATTTCCAACGCATTAAGTGGAAAAGGTGGTGGAGGTGGTGCAGTCACAGATTCTAACGTTAATATAACAGACTCCACTGTAGACACTGGAATGACTGATACTCTTGAGAAAAAAGATTTAGTTCCAGCAGAATCCTTTAGTGAGTATCGAAATAGAACTGGTAACGTGGAGAGTGAAGAGGAAGAGGTAAAGTCTGGTGGTTATACTGAGGAGTTTCCAAATGAAGGTGGAACATCTGAATTTTCATTTAGTGAAAGTGCAGATGGGAGTGAGTCAAATATTAAACGAACATATGAGGGCACTACTAACAGAATTGATCTAGAAACAGGAAAAACTTATATTCTTGGAACGGAGGTAACTACCGATGGATATAATGAATTTGGAGCATTACCAGAAAAGGCTAAAAGAGATATTGATGTGTTAAAAGGAATTGTAGAAAAACATGCAGTGAACAAAGTTGAACCTGTAAAAGATAATGTTAATATTGAAGTTCAGAAAAAAGATAAAGATTTATCCTTATTAGATGATACTAATAGTAGAGTTGATAATATAATTAGATCAACCACTGATGAAGGAAATAAAGATCAAAACACAGGCACACTAGTTCAAGCTGAAACACCACAAGTAGCTGAAGCAGATATAAAACCAACTGAAGCTCCTATGCCTTTTTTCAGAGTGATCAAAAATCCTTACATAGCAAATTCACCAAAAGATAATAAACTACCCCCAGAAATTCTTAGGATGATATCATAATGGCTGAATCCAAATATCTCATCAAAAAATGTACATTGATACCTAATGAGTCATCATTACCAGAGGACAAACCCTATGATCTTGTTCGAGGTGTGGCTGCGATTGATTATTATGAGGATATTCAAAGTCCTACCATAGGAATG